TTATTTAAAAGTATGTGGTGGTGATGATTGGTATGTAGATAAAGCTTACGAGGGTTCTATTCTTGCTTTAAACATGGCAATCAAGGCAATGGAAAAGCAAGAGAAGAAAGAGCCTAAAAACTTTGATGATTTTAATATGGAATGTCCTAACTGTAAAATGCTAATAAGTCCAAGTGTTTGCAGCGAAGATAATAAAATAATAGAGAATGTTGAATTTTGCTATAAATGCGGACAGGCTTTGAGGGTGGAGGTGCAAGTATGAGTAAATGTGAATATTGTGGCGAAACAAATTCAACTCCTGAACAATTACAAATAAAAAAGGAATTAGAGGGATTAGGGTATACGAATGTCCACGTTTGGTGGGAACAAATAAAAGGGGAAGTTGATGGTGGATATTTCTTTTGCTCTGTTCAGAAGAGATTTGTATTTATCGGATTCTCGATAGACAAAGCACTTGAAGCACTTGAACATTGCTGGTTTAAAGTCAAAGAAGTTGAGGTACAAAGATGAATAATAACGAATTAATTGAGTGTATTGAAAAATTTCAGAAAATGTTTCCTAAATACAATATTTTAATGAGCGTAAAAACTAATAAAAAGTTGAATTGTATTGAAGAATATCAAGGTCACAAGATTATTGTTAGTAATTTAATTCCAGATGATAAGTTTTATATCATGAAGTTAGAAACAGAGGATAAGCCAGATGAAAAGATAATGAGGTGACACATGAGTAACAACGCAAGAAAAATGAAAGGGTTACCACTTAGACGAGGGCTGATAAATAAAGGATATAAAATTATAATTAATATTAAAAAATACAGTGAGGTGATTAAATGGGAAAGGCAAGGCACAAATTATTGATGTCACAACAAGCAATTAGCGGGGGCATATCAATTATTAGAGGTCACAAAGAACGTATCAAAGAATATGGAGAATGGGAAGAATCAATCATTCGACCTGGTAACAGCCGTCCAACGATAGAAGTAAATACTACATGGAACAAAAAAGAAAACAGATACAATACTGAAATTCAAGAAGTATTAATACCTTTCTCTATGAGAATATCAGATCCAACGGCGAATGCATATGAACGTTTAGAATTAGAAAGAGAAAAAGACCCATGGATAAAGCTTCAATATTTTTACATACAATGTGTTGATGAAGCCTTACATATAATTGATATTGGAACTAGGGAATCAGTATTCCTTTCAGCACAAGGGGCGTGGAATAATAGATATAAACGTTGGGAGAAGATACCTTTTAGATATTTAAATGCTCCAGAATGTGAAAACACATTTTATAAGTATAGACGTGAATTTATTATGGATGTGGCAAAGAAAATAGGTTTAAAATAAAACATTGGTATTTATACAGTGTTTTGGTATGTTAAAATTGTAAAGTGGAGAATTGACATTAGGCGACTAGTGCCAATTTTTTATTGGATAAAATGGGGAAAGTACTTTTATATGCAGGGGTTGGGGGCAGAGAGTAATAAAAATTAAGGGAGAGTGAGCGTGATTGATAATATTAAAACAAATGATGTAGAGTTAAAGTTATGTCCGTTTTGCGGTGACAGTCCAATACGTTATGAAATTATTATACCGTTTACAAATGATGAATTCGGATGGCAAATTATGTGTGAGGGTTGTGGATGTGTATTAATACGAGAAACAGAAATTGAAGCAATAGCAGATTGGAACCGCAGAGCAAAGGTAGAAAAGCAAATCAGAGTAAAACGATAGAGTTTAAGTAGCCTGTTGGATGTTCATGCTGGTAGGATAATGGGAACGCCACAAGAAATTAACAGTAACTCCTTACTGATTTGGAATGGTGGGTGTGGCGTGTAAGTATGGAGAAAGGGGGAAACGAAATGTATAAGGTAAAAGTAACAAGAAGGTACTTCGACACTAAAGAGAATAAGCATATTGACCCAAACACAGAGCTTTTAGTTAGTAAGACTAGAGCAGACGAATTAGTTAATGCTGGTGTTGGTGAGATGGTCAAGACTGAAAAGATTGAAAAGACTGAAAAGAAAAGTGCAAAATGATAGCTGGGTTATCGACTTTTACAATTCGAAAGAGTGGAGAAGATTAAGGCGTGAAGTATTAAAAGATGACAAGAACGAATGTTTGCTATGCAAGATGAGAGGGTTTCATATTAGAGCAACAGTTTGTCATCATGTGAATCACTTGCGTAAGCATCCGGAGTTAGCACTAGAAAAGTTTTATGTAGATGATGATGGGAATATAAAAAGAAACCTTGTTAGTCGTTGTAAAAATTGTCATGAGGTTTATGATCATCCTGAACGGATGAGGAAGTATGAGATTAAGGAACCACTTAATCTTGAGAGGTGGGATTGATATGAAAGAGTTGTACAAGTGTGATCCAAATAAAAATATTAAATGTAGCAAAGAGAACTGTATTTATAATAAAAATGCGATTGATCCTTACTGTAGTAATACAACACACAAAGAATTTTCTATTGATGATAAAACAAATGATTTAGAGAGATTAACTATATTTATTCCAAAGTTTTTAATTGAAAGTTATGATATTAAAAAGATAAGAGAGTTTATATATGAGAGTGTTGAACAAGCATTGAGGAATTTTTCGAAAGAATACCCCGGGGTCGAAAAAAGGTAAATTTAAGGAGATTTCTCATATCTCGGGAGGGTTATATACATAACACCATTAAGGACGGCTTGATAGATTTTATGAAAGGAGTGCCAAAATGGGCAACAAAAAAATCACTAAAAGGGAAAAGATAGAATTTTCACTCATGGAACAACTTGCGATTTTTGGCGCTATGAAAGACCATTACGCAGACTTGATTAATGATTATATGGATTTTTGGGATGTTAAAAACAGTTTAATTAAAGATATTAAAACTCGTGGTATAACTTTTAAAGACTTTTCATCTGTTGGTGTTGAAATGTCGAAAAATAACCCATCTGTAAAAGAATTAGTTATGGTGAATAAACAAATGTTATCACTTTTAAAAGAATTAGGTCTAAATACTGCAAATGCAAAAAGCGGTGAGGTAGATGAGTTGTAATATTAATCCACATATTTTACAATACATTGAGGCGGTTGAAAGTGGTAAAATTGAAGCTTGCATTGATCAACACTTACTTGTCAAATATGTTAGGCGTTGTTTTGAAACTGAAAATATTTATATAGATGATGAACAACTTGAAAAATATTTAAGTTCAATAAAATATTTTCCGTACGAACTTTTATTTGACTGGGAAGAATTTTGTTTTGCGTTACATTGTTGTACATATAGAGAAGATGGGATGCCGAGATGGCCAGATCTATTTTTGCTGTTAGGTAGGGGTGCTGGCAAAGATGGATATATAGCGTTTGAATCATTTTGCTTGATAGGTCCGCATAACGGAATTAGAGGATATGATGTTGACATTTGCGCAAATAGTGAAGTCCAAGCAAAGGCGCCTTTTGATGATGTGCATGAAATCTTAGAAACACCTGCACTTATTAAAAAATTGAAGAAACATTTTTATTGGAATAAAGAAGAAATAATTGGTTTAGAAACTAAGTCGAGGCTAAAGTATAGAACGAATAACCCAAAAGGTAAAGATGGGTTACGCTCCGGAGAAGTTGTTTTTAATGAAATCCATCAGTACCTGGACTATTTAAACATCAACGTTTTTACTACTGGACTAGGCAAAAAGAAACATCCCAGAAGATTATACGCAACAACAAATGGGGATGTGAGAGATGGTCCATTAGATGATTTAATAGCAAGATCAGAACAAATATTAAAAGGCGATATATCAGACAATGGTATGTTGCCTTTTATTTGTAGGCTAGATAACAAGGAAGAGGTTCACGATCCTAAGAATTGGGGGAAACCAAACCCATCACTTAAATATTTGCCTAATTTACTTGAGGAAGTAACTAAGGAATATTCAGATTGGAAACTTAATCCGGTACAATTTACTGCATTTATGACTAAGAGGATGAATAGTCCCGACGGTAACAAAGATGTTGAAGTTACGGATTGGGAAAATATCAAAGCAAGTTGCGGAGAAGTTCCTGACTTAGCAGGTTGCTCCGGAGTGATTGGAATTGACTATGCAAAAGTTACCGACTTTGCATCTGTAGGAATTTTAATACGTAAAGGTGAAATGAGATATTGGATAACTCATTCATGGTTATGTGCTCAATCACCTGATATTCCAAGAATGAAAATCCCTATCAAGGAATGGGAAAAGGCTGGGTACTTGTCAATAGTTGATGATGTAGAAATAAGCCCGAACCTAATAGCAGAGTGGATTGGTTATATGGCACAAACTTATAATCTTACAATGCTTGCACTTGATAATTTTAGGTATGGACTTCTGGCACGAGCGTTAAAAGAAATCGGATTTGATAAGAGGGAATTAAAAAACGTAAAGCTTGTTCAACCATCGGACATCATGAAAACCGCTCCTATCGTTGATAGTTGTTTTGTTAGACATCTTTTTGCATGGGGGGATAACCCGTTGATGAGGTGGTGTGTTAATAATACAAAACTGATAAAGTCGAGCCGCAACATTGGAAGTGATACCGGGAATTACATTTATGGAAAGATTGAATCCAAGAGCCGAAAAAGTGATGCTTTTATGGCACTTGTCCATGCTATGACCATAGAAAGCGAATTAGAAAGTGGAGGTGGCGACAGTATACCAGATATGCCGGTATATACCTATTAGTTGATTAAATGCCGCAAGGTTTTAATAATGCAGGAGTGGATAGGCAAGGGGTTGCTCTCTTTCCAACAAGGCATTTTCCTAGATGCTTTCCACACTCCTTAGTTAGGAAAAGAAAAACCTTTAGGAGGGTTATTTTTAATGGGAACAAAAGTATGCAGTATATGTAATAAAGAATTAGACAAAAGCATGTTTTATAAGAAAAAAGGTTACAAGCATGGTGTATCAGGGCAATGTAAGGAATGTGTAAAAGAGAGAGCTAATAAATACCATGAAGAACATAAAGAATCTGATAACAAACGAACTAAAAAATACGGTAAGCAATATTATAAAGACAACAAGGGTAAAGAGTTTGAACGCAACAAGAAATACCGTGAAACTCATAAGGAGCAAGAAAAAGCAACTGCTAAAATATATTACGAAGCAAATAAAGAACATATT